GAAGTAAAGCTACTTGTAGAACAGAGTGGTAAAGAAAGATTTAAAAGAGAAATAATAAGACTTTGCAAGACTAAAGGTGAGATGACGTACTTTGAGATGAAAGAACAAATCGATAGAAAAGTTTTATTTGACGATAAATACTATAACGAGTTTATCGGCGGAAAGATACACTCAAAACATCTTAAAGGAATAGAAAATGCATGAATATAAAGCTAAAGTAATTAAAGTCGTTGATGGGGATACTATCGATGTAGATCTAGATCTTGGTTTTGGTATATGGTTAAGAAACGAAAGAGTAAGACTATACGGAATCGATACACCAGAGTCCAGAACAAGTGATAAAGAAGAAAAGGTTTATGGAAAAGCTGCTGCAGCTTTCTTAAAGAAATGGGTAACTGCTGGTGGTGTAAAGATTAAAACACATAAAGACGCAAAGGGAAAGTTTGGTAGAATCCTTGGAGAAGTCTGGTGTTTTGATACAAACGTGAATCAAAAGATGATTGAAGAACATCATGCTGTTGAGTATCATGGACAATCTAAAGAAGAGATTGCAGAGCAGCACTTAGAAAACAGAAAGAAGGTGATATTAGAATGAATTATTGGTTAATGGTCGTTATTTTTTCTGGTGTTTTTGCTGACGGAACACAAGAAGCTTATATATTTCAAGATCCTCATTATCACACATTAAATGAATGTGTGACTGCTGCAAACGATCCGGAAAAAATACCAGTTTTTGCACAGAAACTTGTGACAGAATACGGTAGAATGATGGATATACAAAAGGTAGTATGTGCTACTCAACAAGATGTAATTAAAACATTCGGTGCTCAGTATGGTGTCGGAGAACCAGCTTAAATTAATTGTGTACAATTGATTAAATTTATGTTATAATAGTATTATTATTGAAAGGAGTTACTATGGAATTTTTTCTAGGTTTAGTTATAGGTGCAGCAATTGTATATGCTATATGGTGGGTCAAAGATAGGTTTGATAAAATACCATGATTTTAATTGATTATAATGCAGTCGCTATAGGCAATCTTGTCGTTCAAAGATTGAATGTAGACGAAAATTTGATAAGACATATGATATTGAATTCAATTCGTATGTACAGACAGAAGTTTCAAAACGAATACGGTGAAGTCGTAATAGTTGCCGATGGTGCTGGTAACTGGAGACGCGATGTATTTCCTCAGTACAAGTACAAAAGAAGAAAGAATCGTGAAGAATCATCTATTGATTGGAATGAGGCTTTTAGAATTATTAATATGGTAAGAGATGAAATAAGAGATCACTTTCCATACAAAGTTATGCACATGCCGAAGTGTGAAGCAGATGATGTTATTGCTAAACTTGCTTTAGAAACTCAAGAGTTTGGTAAGCATGAGCCTGTTATGATAATATCTGCAGATCATGATTTTATTCAACTACACAAGTATGATAACATAAAGCAGTATTCACCTATGTTAAAGAAGTTTGTTAAGGATAAAAATCCAAGACTTTATTCTATGACACATATATTCAAAGGTGATGGTGGTGATGGTGTTCCTAATGTATTATCAGATGATAATGTATTCGTTGATGAACGTAGACAAACACCAGTTACTAAAAAGAAACTTGATGTATGGCTCGAAGCCGAAGATCTTCAAAAAGTTATGGGTGATACTATCTATCGAAATTACTTACGTAATAAAAAAATGATAGATTTAACAGAAACTCCTGATGCTATAAAAGAAGAAATTATAAATAGTTTTGAGAGTCAAGATCCTAAGAAAAACAAAGGAAAGGTTTTTCCATATCTTGTTCAAAAACGATGTAAGCGGTTGGTTGAGTGTGTTCAAGAATTTATATGAGGAGAGATTATGAATAATTATGTACCTACACCATTGTTGGTGTGTGAAGTGATTCAAGAAGCTCAAAAGAAAAAGAAGAAAGAAGCCAAGATAAAAGTATTGAAAGATAACGAAAGCTGGGCTCTAAAAGATATTCTTAGAGGTTCTTATGATATGACTGTTAAATGGAACGTTCCAGACAGCAAACCGCCATACACACCTAATATTGGTCAAAGTACCCCATCTAATCTTTTAAAATTAAATCGTCAGTTTCGCTTTTTTGTACAAGGCGGTGAAGGTGATGCTATGCAGAAATTTAAAAGAGAAAGATTGTTTATTGAACTTTTAGAATCTATTGATCCAGAAGATGCCGAACTTGTCTGTGGTATGATTGCTAAGAAAGAGATAAAAGGTGTTAAAAGAGAAGTAGTAGAGGAGGCTTTTCCAGGACTGTTACTTGACGCTCAGTAAATATTAACCTTTAACTTTGGAGAGTATGTATGACCCAAGATCAAATAGCAAGACTTCAGAATGATTCAAAAGAATTGGAAACTTTCGCACGACAAATGAAGAAGGAAGGAAGAGTAGATTTGGTCGAAAAAATTAGAGCTAAAAAACGCCATGTAGATGAACATATTGAAAAATATACGGATAAAGCCGCATAAAGGGTTTACAAACAACAAAAAATTTGATATAATTATATTATGAACATATTTATTTTAGATGAAGATCCAGTGATCGCCGCACGTATGCTTTGTGATAAGCATGTTCCAAAGATGATTGTTGAATCCGCTCAAATGCTATCGACTGCTCACAGGCTACTTGATGGTACACCAACTAAACGTAGATCACGATCAGGCAAGACTATTCAAACTTACTATGAGTTTAAAGATATGCGTGACGAACTGTATTACACTGCAGTTCATAAATATCACCCCTGTACAACTTGGACTATGGAATCAATTGAAAACTACAATTGGCACTATGGACATTTTGCAGCTATGGCTGAAGAGTATACTTTTCGTAGAGAAAAAAAGCATGCAACATGGGAAAAACTCGGTATAATACTTGCCGCTCCGCCGATAAATATACCGAAGATCGAAAGAACCGAGTTTGTACAAGCTATGAGTCATTATCCTGAATGTAAAGTTGAAGGTGATCCTGTACAGGCTTATCGTAACTATTATCACAGAGCTAAACCATTTGCCAAATGGGAATGGGGTCGTGAAGCTCCTAACTGGTGGAAAGGATTTCAAGGTGCCGAATTACACACTACGTAACATAAAGACTAAAGAAAGTTTTATCGTAAACTGCTCATATATAGAACTACAAGAAAAATTAAGTGCAGATTCTGACTTGATTCAAATGTTAGTTATGCCAGCAGTCATTAGTCAATCAGGAGGAACTCTAAGTAAAACAGATGACGGATGGAAAGATAATTTAAAAAGAATCAAAGAAGGATCTGGTAAAAATAACACTATTAAAGTATGAGGATCTTGGTTACGATTAATAATGAAAAAAAGCAATCAGTTAAAAGTAGCTCTCGACGAACTAGAGCAAATTGAACCTGTAACTGAAAATCAAAAGAAAGCTTTTGATGCATGGGAAGAAGGACATAACATAGTTTTGTCTGGAAGTGCTGGAACAGGTAAGACCTTTATTGCATTATATTTGGCGTTTAGCAAGATGCTTAAGTATGAGCAGTATAATAAGCTTCTCATAGTTAGATCAATGGTTTCAACAAGAGACGGTGGACATCTTCCAGGAACTAAAGAAGAAAAAGAAGAACCTTACAAAGCGCCATATAAATCCATTTGTGGAGAATTATTTGGTTATGATGGTGCTTGGGGAAAACTTACCACAACAAAATCAGTAGGATTTGAATCAACATCTTTTATTAGAGGAGTGACCTTTGATAGAACCATATTAGTCGTTGATGAGATGCAAAACATGAACTTTCATGAACTCGATTCTATAATCACTAGAATAGGAAATGATTGCAAGATTATATTTTGCGGAGATCACAATCAAACTGATTTCACACGTAAAGATGAGAAAGATGGAATAATTAAGTTTATATCTCTAATAGAACAAATGAGATTCTTTAGAGTCATTAACTTTGGTTGGATAGATATTGTAAGATCAGATTTTGTTAGAGACTATATTATGACAAAGGAGATGATGGGCTTTTGAGAAGAGGTCGTAAAAGAAATCCCCGTGAATACGTCGAAATGAGAATGAAACAACTCATGGAAGAAAGACAAAAGGCGAGTGACAAGATGACTCGTATGTGGCTATGGAAATGTGCAGAAGAATTAAAGTGGGTTTTACAGGTAATTGATGATGAAAGAAAAGATTAAAGAAAGAATGGATGTGTTGCAAAAGATGATGGAGAATAATATCCATCTAGATGATGCACAAAGAGTAACACGACAAATAGAAACAGTGAGTAAGTTTTGGTCAATTCTATCAGAAGAAGACAGAGACTATATTCAAGGTTGTCAATATGCTATTGAGGAGAAATTAGAATGGAAGTCTACAAAAAAATAACACCTAAGGGTGGTTTATCTTGGTACGTAAAATGGATAGCCAGTACCATTATTCTTGTAGCAGTTGTTTTTAGAAGTA